CTTAACTTTTTCTTTATCTACTTCTGTTTCAAGAGAATCAATATAATTTGACAACACACTTGTTGTGTCTTCAAGATTGATGTTCTCGTCAACTTCACCTGCTGTGAATTCTGAGAAGTCCTCTACTATTTTAACATCAAGAGGATTTTTCTGATATACTCTATTGATGAATTTATCAAATTTATAGAGATCTGTTTTGTTGATCACAATGATTTTGACGTATTTGTCTGTAACAAAAGTAGTGTCAATGCCATCAGGATCAAAAGCCGTATCATCATATTCGAATCTTTCAAAGAGTGAATATGTGTTTTGAACAAACTCTAGCTTACGTGTTTCAAGATCAAAGATATGAAAACCACGTGGATCATTATAATCTTGCCATGTTAATTCATAAGGGTTGCCGAGATAAAACACATGACCATCGTCAGACTTATGATGGTAGTGTCCTGAAAACACCATGTCAAATTTGCTAAACGAGTCTTTAGATAATCCATCATGCGATTCTGCTCCTCTATACATTGCAAAACCTGCGATCTCAAGGTGACCCATACAGATTTCTGCTTTTGTGTTTTTAATTTCATTCATCGAATCTACATGGTTATCTGCGCAGATCCAAGGCAGAAAACAAATTGGTATTCCATGAATGTTGATTGTCTCTGGCATTGTCACAACATTAATGTTGATGTATTCTGCAAGAGTTAGTTCTGGGCTATTAACTTCATTTGTATTTTTATAATACGTATCATGGTTACCTGCAATCATAGTAATCATGATGTCGTTATCATATGCTACATCAAAGAACATCTTCTTTGCACGAGCAAGTGTGTTGAAGTTAATAAATTTGCGACGATCGAATGTATCACCAAGAATTAAGATAGTGGTAATATTTTGTTCTTTCAGCTTTGGAAAGAATATATTCTTGTAAAAGTTTTCATAGTAATCTAAACACTGTGCACTATCTCCTCGAGCACCAAAGTGTTGATCAGTAATGATTGCTACTTTCATGTAGGATCTTTCAATAATAATTCGTAACCATAAGCTTTAAATAAGAATTCAATAAACTTATCGATCTCTTCTTCATTAGCATCAGGTCTTTCACAATATACTGCTGCAGCTAGTGCAACTCTATCAAGCCAGTCTCTATCAGTCATGAGGAATCTCGTCTGAAGAGAAAGGATTATTATCTTCGTCTTTAATATTCTTTGGAACATCAAAGAAATTCTCGAGTGACTGTTCGTCTTTAACTTTCTTTTTCTTTTCTTTACTCTTTATAAAAGAATCGTCGAAAGTTGAATGTGCTTGCATAAATGATGCATAAGCATTTTTGAATTCACCGTCATCATCATGATCTTGCAATTCAAATGTATCAAAGGCCATGTCTTGAATAAGCTTACCTTTAATATATGATTGCTTCTTTTCTTTGGCGATCCTTCGAAGGAAAGCAAAGTAGATAACCTGAGTAAAATACGAGAATGGATTTGAAGATTTATCAGGATCAAAACTGTTCATACACTGAATACAGTTTTCAATACCATCAAGAATCATATCATCTCTGTATGAGTAATTGATAAAATTATGCTTGTGGGACAGTCGAGTTGCGATCTTTAGAATACATTCTCCTAGATACTCAGGAATTCGCGGGTCTTCTTGTCCGTTGGCACGTGCTTCTTTTAGATCTGCTTTATATCGCTTGATTGACTCAAGCATTTCAGCATTGTTTACGTAATGAGTGGCCATTGGATCTCCATGTTATAATAGCTGATTTTATACCAGTTTACTTCACTTGTAAAATTTTTGTGATTTGATGCGATTAGATTTCACATATTGTACATTCTGTTTTAAAATGTATCTTCGAATACAAACCATTAATGTATCTTGATTGATCTGGTACTTAGTTCTTGATGAATCTTCTCTACCTCATCATCACTTACTTGTTTATAGAAATTCTCCATCTGAGAAGTCTCCTCGCCAAAGGCGAGAACAAGTTTCTTGTAGTATTTAACTATAACAGGATTTAAGTCTTTACAATAGATGATGTCTTTATAGTTAAACGTAAAGTGACGATCTTTAGTAAAAGCACAAAAGCGATTGCTAATTATTTGTTCAACATATTCGTTATTGTTGTCCATCATTGGGATTGCTTTAACTTGAATAGGATCTGAGATAGAGATTCCTTCAAGTGTTTCGTTCAACACTTCTCCAAATAATTGCTCGCCAGTACAGAGTTTTAAAACTACATATTCACTCAATTGGTACCTCTACTATTTTATAATCAAACTGTTCTTCGGAATAGATCTTAAGACGTTCTGCAAAGTGGCCAAGCGTATGATTCTTCCAAGACTTTCTTTGGAAGTCGTCTGCTATATCGTATAGATTACAGTGTGTCTTTCCTTCTTTTAGACGTAAACCACGTCCTATCGATTGTAGGTTACGTATCTTTGATTTTGATGGAGACGCAAAGATAACATTCTCAATCGATGGAATATTTATGCCTGTCGAGAAAACACCGAATGATGCGATACAAATAGCATCTTCTTCATGTTCCATTAATTTGCGTGCTGCTTCACGAGCTTCTGTATCAGTTCCACCATAGATGAAGAAGACTTTACGTTTATCATGTGCTTTATCTTTTATCATCTCATAAAGAACTTTGCCATGCTTCTCAACATATTGGAAAAGAACTAAGGTGTTACCTTCACATGTTAAAGCTAAGTTACGTATAAACTTATTTCTCTTATCGTGTTTGACGATGTAGTCCATCTCTTCTTGATAAGAAGATTTATTCACTATCTGACGTGTAACATCATCATACTTCAATAGCAATCCAGTTATCTTAAGCTTAGCAACTCTACCACTGTCCATTAGTTGTTTAGTAGATATAACTTTATGAACAGGTCCAAACACACCTTCTAAAACAAGCTTGTGAACTTTCTTATTGTCGAGTGTTCCAGTTGTTCCAATTCTATGACCACATACAGAAAGCTTTTCCATAATAGTTGTTAGGGATTTAGCTTTAAAATTATGTGCTTCATCTCCAAAGATAACATCGAATTGTTTGAACCAAGGTGCAGGCTGACGTACAATCGATTGCCATGTGGTGATTAATACATCCGTTTCAAATTCTTTTGGAAAGCCTGAGTATAATTTCTGGCAATGACGTTTTACTTTCCATTTGTTTTCGGATGAATAATCTTCAAAGTCAGAATAGAGTTGTTCTACAAGTGATGTAGTGGGTACAACGATAATACATTTTCTTCCGTGTTCAAGATGCCATCTCATCGCTGAATAGATGATGAGTGATTTGCCAGAAGATGTGGGAGATAATAGTAGACAGCGTCTTTGTTCTAACGCGTGATGAATGGCTTCAATCTGATAGTCGTAAATCTCGATTGGTTTACCACGACCATGCAGATTCAACCATGTTAAAAATTCTTTTAATTGATTTGCATCAATTTTATCTTGAGTTAATACTTCATTAACGTAAGTGACTTCATAATCATTACGCTCTGCGAAGTCTAAAAGATATTTGAGAAGACCGATGTATAGAGTCTTACGATGCAAGTCGAACATACGAATCTTGCCGTCCCACAGTTTAGCTCTGTACTGTGGCGTGAATCGTGCACCTGGCATTTCAAAAGTAAAGAACTCTGAAATTTCTTGAGCTACGCCAGGATCTGTGAATACTCTAATGTGTACTTCGTTTATCTTCTCAATATTAATCATTACGAACCTGCTACAAATTGTTTCCACTGTATAGCATTACGAATCTGCCAATCACGAGATTTAATCTGATTGAGTATCGACTCTAATGCTTCGATCATATTCTTTATATATTCACACTTAATAGTGATCTTGTTCAAGTCAGAATCTCCATCAAGAAATTCTTCCATCTCGTTCTTAAGAGGTTTTACACCTTGCCATTGTTGCCACTTAAGTTCTTCAAGTTCATTCTTTCCCATTTCGCCGCGATAGTATCGAAACTTTCGAGTGCGTAAAAGGTTATAGTCTGTTTGAAGCGCAGACAGCTTCATCTTATGTTGAATAAGAAAACGTAGATATTTTGCGTGAAGGTTTGGTGTCTTAACTGATTCACGATCTAAACGATCGTCATCAATCTTACAGTCAGCATCCCACAAATCGTGTAATTCGTCAAGTGTCATAATAAATCTCCTATGCGATCTATTATATCATAGATCAATAAGATTGTACAATTAAATAAATTTGTAGTAAGAGTATCTGAAAGAAACGGATCCAATTAGATATTGGACGTCTTGATTTGTTGAAGTGAAAGTGATACTTTCAAGACTTTCTGGAATGCAATCAGCAAATTGAATAACTTGGATTGGTTGATTGTTATTACCAAGAATAACTAATGTTGCATCTGAAGATGAACGAGCAACTTCGCTTGCACCAGGAATAGTTGCATCACCGATTAGCTGTGTATATTGACTGTGATTCTCGGGAAAACCAAGACCTACAATCCAATTATGAAT